TCCACCAGCCCATCGCGGGAAAAATACCAGCAATGTTCGTCTGGTTTGAAATGCTTGGAACGCAGCGCGTGCTCGGCGTCACGGAATATCGGCAAGGACGCAAACACCCAGTCCTTCACGTTGGCCAGCAGCGACTGAAAATCCGGGATATGCTCGAGCACATCCCACAGCGTGACAGCATCGAACGAAACCAGGTGCGGATCGACGAGTAGCATCCGCTGTTCGAGCCAGGCGAGGCCGGCCGGGTTGACATCGTAGCCGTAGGTGGTGCGGTGGCGCGATCGCCGCGCTTCGATGAACGCACCCGAGCCGATACCGACATCGACCAGTGCTCCTCTGTAATGCTGCTCGACGAAGTTGCAGCGCGCCTGCATCAGCGCGCGCCCGAGATCGGTTTGCGCATTGCGATCGAAGCTGTCGAAGTAGTCCTGATCGTAGGGCGCGAACCCGGCCTCGACCGGATAATGGCCGATACCGAGCTCTGGCCACCAGGTCAGGCGGCGGCGCGAGAACTGCGCGACCAGCGATGAAACTGCCCGACCGGGTCGGCGATCCTCTTGTCGCAGTTGTGCAACATATTCGTGCATCGGCAGAATTTCTCCGGGATGGCAAACCCGATCCGGCTGAGATCGAGCCGCGGGTCGGTGATCTTCTCGGGCGCGTTATGGCCGCCATGGCCACCCAGCACCACGAAGGTGTTGGTCTTGAGCGCGAGCCCGGCCGGGACGATCCAGCCGGCGCCTCCGATCAGGATGTCGGCGTCGCGCACCAGCGCGAGCAGTTCGCGCACCGCCAGTTCGCCGTGCACGAAGTAACGGTGGGCCGGCGGCGGTTCGCCGATGACCCATTCCTCGCCCGGCGCGATGTCGGCGACCGCGACCACGGTATGGGTCGCCATCAGCTCGCGGGCCAGATCAGCGATATATTCCGGCCGCGGGTTGCGCGCCTCGTTGCGCCATTCGGTGCGCACCGTCACCGGCCGGATGACCGCGATCGGCCGCTCTGAGATGACCGGCGATGCGCCCATATCGGGCAGATCGAACAGCACCGGATCGAAGGCGACTTTCAGCGCCGACCAGCGATATTCCAGCGCCTTGATGATCGAGAAGGTCGACAGGCTGGAGCCATATGCGACCTTGAGCTCGCGCATCGGTATCCGCGGTCGCGACCAGAGATCCGCGGGTTGCCGCGCCATGTTCTTCTGCTGGGTGCGCAGCTTGCGCGATCCGCAGATGAACTTGAGATCAAGGTCGGCGTAGAGTTCAGGCCACGGCGTCTCGAGGTGAATCTCGTATTGCGCCGTGGCCGCGCGCACGAACGGGCGCTGGTAGCAGTTGTCGCCCAACCCCCAGAGTCCACGAATCAAAATCTGTCGCACACCGCAGGCTCAAATTCATAGGGCATGCGTTCGCGCTTCGCTGAATTACACGGCTTACATGCAGCGACAATATTAACGGGCCAATTCGATCCACCGCGAGAGAACGGAATATAGTGGTCGATGGTCGGCTTCATTGAAATATCGGTCGAGCAATAAAAACACTTCCGACCCTTGGACCTATATCGTGCTTTGTCTTCCTGAATTGCTGCGCGCCGACATGCATCACAGTACAACCGTTGCCTCGTTCGCCACGTCACCTCGGCCCCGCACTTGCAGGTGCCGGTCTTCAACGCCGCCCGCGCGTTATGCCGCATTAGCACACCGTTCACCTAGCACGTCCTTCAGACTGATGACCGGAAGCAGATCGGCCCAGGCCGTCCCCGGCGAGGCATTGAATGCCGCGATCTTGAGCGTCCGCAGCGACGGCACGATCGTCACCAGGTCGGCGTGCTGCTTGTCGTAACAGCCGGACCGGTGCGGCCAGCGGTGCGGCGGGTGATGATGGCTGCGGCCGTCGGCGGCCAGGCGACCGTCGGCGCCGAGCCAGACGATGGTGCCGCCCGGCCCGACTAGATGCGCCGCCAGGTTGGTCGCCGCCGTCAGCGAGGTCCATTTCTGCATCAGGCTGTCACGCTCCCGCGCCAGCCCCGGCGGCTTGGCGGCGCGACACATCAGCACCTTCTTATCTTCCGAGCAGAGGCGCGAGACCGTGACGACGCGGCCGCGGAAGCTCGCCACCGCTGCCCGGTTGTCCGGCTCGTTCCACCAGCGCCAGTCGCCGAAATACAGGATGTCCGCCCATGGCAGCTTGTAGACGCTGGAGTTGATCGCGATCACGCGCTGCCCGCGCAGCGCCTCGAGATCGACCCCCAGCACCGACGGCCCGCCGCCGACAATGAACACGGTCTCGCCTGCCCATTCGCGCGCGACCGACCAGAAGGCAGTCTCACGCGACATAGAGGCGCCGGAACGCTTTGATCAGATCGACCACCGGCGCCGACAGATAGCCCGATGATGCGGTCGACAGCGACGAGGTGAAATAGCTAACGCGGGTATCGCCGTGCTGCAGTTCGCGGATGCTGGGATCGCGCGTGCCCGACGTGCGGCCCTCGTTCACCGCCTGGATGACCGCTTGCTGCAGCCTGGCCGGCGCCTGTTCCGGCAAGTCGTAGCCGCCCGAATAGAGCACCGCGACGACCGTTTCCGCCCAACACCCGCCGGTCCACAGCCGACCGCTTTCGGGATCGAACTCATAGTCGGCGGCGGTCGCGCCGGCGGTCGAGACCTCGACCACCTCGACCACCGGATAGAGCGAGAGCGTCAACGCCTGCCGCGGCAGCATGGTCTCGTTGCGATCGAAGGTGAAAGTTTCGAGCGCCTCGGCCAAGCCGAAACGGCGATCGCAATATTCTGCAATAATGCGTGATTGCATCGTGATCGCGGCCTGCAATGCCGCGTCCTCACTGGTGCCCTCGATGCCGAGCGCCAACTTGAGGTCGTCGAGGCTGATCAGGTCGGGACCGGCGCTGTCGGTCGACTCTTCGAGAATTTCGAGGATCGAATGCATTACTTCAACCTGAGCGGCTCGAGCGCGCGTTTCTCATCCGGCCGTAAGTCGCGGCCGTCGTTGCCGCGCTTGACGGCAAGGCGCCAGTCATCCGACTTGCCGGGCTTGGCTGACGTGCCGGTCTGCGCGATGAAAAATGATCCGCCCAGTGTGACGCCATCGCCGGCGGCATAGCTCGTACCCTCTTTCCACACCCCGGCATCGAGCACGATGGCGGTCTTGATTTCATGCACCGTTTCGCCGATGGCCCAGCGCAGCGTACGGCCCCCGTCGGGCGTGGTGACCGTGGCGGTCTTGAATGCGCGCCCGACCTGCTCGGCGGCATAGTCCTGCAGGAATGTCAGGTCGCTGGCGTTGCGGCCGGGCTCGCCCTTCTGGCCGCGCTCGCCGTTCTTGCCTTCGATACCAGCCGGCCCCATGGCACCGGGCGTGCCTGGTTCGCCGCGCTCGCCCTTCTCGCCGGGCTTGCCCGGTTCGCCGCGCTTGCCTTCCGGGCCGGTGTCGCCCGGCGGCCCCGGCATCCGCGCCAGGGCGCGAACTTCGGCCAAGGCGCGATGGCACATGGCCAGGCAAACGCCGAAGCCCTCGGTCAGCGTGTACTGCGGGGCGGGGATCATCGATTTCTCACTCATGCCGCCCCCTAGCTGAATATCTCGTCGGCGCGGGCTTGCGTCAGGATGCCGTCGGTGACGAGGAGACGTTTTCAAGGTGGTCGCTTTTTTCTTGTTCTCTGATCTGGGTCGCAACGAGAAAGCGATTATAGGCATTCCAAACGGTTGAAAACTGCCGGTCACAGCATCTTGTTGATGGCGTTCTCGGTCGCGCTTTGCAGCGCCGCGTCAGTGATGGCGGAACCGTCCTGTTGCACGGCATCGTCCATGACCACGGTCGGTGTCACCGTCGCGGCCGATGCGTCAGGCATCACCAAAGTCTGTTGTGCCCATTTGATGCGCGTCGAATGTGCTGGCGTGCTGGCCGGCTCGTCCATGATGTAGGTCGCGTAATGCAGGCACGCGACTTTGACCCGGCCGCGAAACGTCTCATCGCCCATCAGGTCCGAAGATTGCTCATAGGTCAGCGCCATCGTGCTTTCTCCTTTATCACCGTGCCCGCCGCGCGCTTATCATTCCCCAAGCGGAAACCGGCCCGGCTGAAAAGCTCGCAGACGCCGTCAAATAGATGGTGGTTGATGCCGCAGCGGTATTGTAGCGTCCGAATACTGTCGCGCTCGGATTGGTGGCAATTGCAGCACCGCTATAACACGCCACTGACCCAATCCGACCCGGAGTGGCGTCAAGCGCGTTTGCCGTGGTACTCCACATCGCAAACAGATTAGAGCAAGTAGCGCCCGCTGCGTTGAAGTTCACGATCCCGCTGATGTCCCAATCGCCTGGCCCGAGGGCGACGCTGGAGATGGATGTGTACGAACCCGTGCCAAGATTAGCGGCGCTTCCCGATGCCACGCTCGCTGTCAAATACTCGCCGATAGTACCTGCGGGCGCGTTGGAACCATTGGTGACGCCGACCGAGGATGCGGCCCCGAGCGTACCGCGCACCGTCGCAGCATCGGCGTCATCAAGAAATGTGCGCGCGAACGCGGAAAACGGCGTCACCGTCGCAGCATCGGTGCCGTTGAAGTAGGGCAAACGATCAGCCACCGCAGCCACACCCGCGAGCGCCGTTAGCGTGGCATCAAGCGGCTGCGCGCCGATGTCGCTCAACACCGTTGCCGGGGCCACGCCCTGAATGGTGGTTGCCGTAACCCACTTGCCGTATTGCCCGGCGGTCGGCGTGCCGCTGTTGCTGACGTTGCCGCCGCCGCCGGTCGCGGTCAGGTTGCCGCCGGAGAATGAAAGCCCGGTGCTGACGTTTACAGCGGCCCAACTGTTCGCGCCGTTCCGATAATAGATCGTGTTGGTGCCGGTCAGCGCCGCGATCGCGGTGAGGTCAGCGTCGAGCGGCTGATATCCTGCAACGGCATTTTGCACGAACGCAGTCGTTGCGACGCTAGTATCATTGTCTCCCGCGGTTGGGGTCGGCGCCGTTGGATTGCCAGTCAATGCAGGCGAGGCAAGCGTCGCATAGGCCGAAAGATCAATCGAGATATTCTGCGTGCCGCTGTTGTAGTTGAGTGGCGCGGTTGCTGAGACGACACCGGGCGATCCCTGCGATCCAGTTGTGCCCGGTGGGCCTTGCGCGCCGGTGTCACCCTTCGGACCAGGATTACCTTGCGGGCCGGTTGGTCCCGGTGGACCCGCAGGACCACGCCGCGCAATACTGACGAGCGCGCGCTGGTTGTTGGACAGCGCTGTCCCACCTTTATTCCAGACAATCGATAACTCGCTGTATCCGGTCTTCATCACCGGATCGGCAATCAGCGTGTATTCCTGGGCGGCGGTGCTGTCGGTCTTGTCCTGGATGTAAAACAGGTCGCCGGAATTCATCCCCGCAATGTAATTGCGGACAGCCGCTCCGTTGGCATCGATGTCATCGAGCCACGCCTTGGTTGCCGCAGTCTGATCGGTATTGTCGAGCCGCACCTGGGCATTGCCAGGCGGCTCGCCCCCGGTGTTGTAGGTGTACTCGAATGTGCTGACCGACGCGCCCGCCTCACCCGCAGGACCTTGCGGCCCCACATCACCCTGCGGTCCCTGTATTCCGGCTGTTCCGGGTGGTCCTTGAGCACCGGTCGCGCCGGGCGCCCCTTGCGCTCCGGTAGTGCCGGCTGGGCCTTGCGATCCGATGTCGCCTTGATCGCCCTTTGGTCCTTGTGATCCGGCCGCACCGGCTGGGCCAGGATCGCCTTGCGGCCCTTGCGGCCCGGGCGGTCCCGGCGGGCCTTGCTCACCGTCACCATCGCCACTTCCGCCGCCTCCGCCGGGAGCGATTGGAATCCGAATGCGATCGATGCGATCGTTTAGCTCGTCGACGTCCTCGTAAAGCTCGGTAAAATTGTTATTGCACTTGCTGAACGAGATACGGATCTCATCGTCATTCGTAAGCTCATCGATGTTGATAATCTGCTGCGACATTTACGAGTTGCCGGGATCTCGTTGCTTGAGCGGCGGTGACTCGTGCAGCAGGCGCACCGCGCTCTTGATCTGCTCGGCCAGGTCAGGCGGCACCATGGCGAGCTCGCCGCTATCGCCTTGTGGTCCGGGCGGTCCCGGTGGCCCATCGGCACCCTTTTCGCCGGCGTCACCCTTCTCGATCGGCCGGGCCTCGAGCTCGGCAATGCGCGCGGTGAGCGGCACCGTCGCTTCGGTCACGACGTCGCGCACGAACGGCACCAGACCCTTGGCAAGAACAGCGAGTGCGTTGCGATCCATGGTGGCCTCGCGATCAGGCAGCGAGCGCGCAGTGCGCGGCCTTCAGTTCCGAAGCGAACAACTGCGTCACCTCGTCGTCGTCCATGTCGTCTGATTTCTTAGCCGGCGGTGGCAAGGCCGGGACAGCATCGGCGGCCGGCGGCGGCAGCGCTGGCGGAGTTGCCGGCGCGAACGGATCGGCCTGGGCGTCACGCTTGGCGAGCGCTGCGAGGGAATAATTCTGCTGCTGCAGGTACGGCGACTCGCCGCCCTTTACCGGTTTGAGATCGAGCTTGCTGCGGCCCTCGTTCGGGGTCATCACGCCGGCGCCGACCGCATCGCGAATGGCGGTGACCTGCGTCACGGTGTCCATGCGCAGCAGGTTGTCGGTATCGAATTCGGTGCCGAGGCTTTCACCCCAGCCGATGCCGAGCGCATGGTCGAGCAGCTCCTCAATTTCCTCGATGTGCGACTGCAGTGCCTGCGAATAGTATTCGACGTTTAAACTCTGCACGTTGTTATAGGATGGCAACGCGCCGACGCCGACCTTGTAAGGCGGCACATGGTAGACGCTGCAAACGACCTCGGCCGACCATTTCAACTGCTCGATCATCTGACCTTCGACGTTGGTCATGGCAGCTTTTTCGTATTTTGCACCAGCACTCAGAATTGCCACACGGCCGAGATTAGCCCCCGAAAATCGCTGCTCGAATTGTTCTTTGACTCGCTTCTCCTCTACTTCATCGATCGTGCCGGGATAAATGACCAAGCCGCCAGGCTGCGAAGCATTCTTGAACAGCAGCGCGGATGTGTTTTGCGCGTTGATCCCGAGCATCGAAGCGAGCCCGGAGGCGAACACCGGCGGCGTGCCGACCAGCGGATGAAACAGGCAGTTAAAGCGATCGTGGATGATCTCGCGCGCCGGCGCGATGATGTCGTCGATGTCGGCGAGGTTGTCGCTGCTCAGACGATAGAACACGCTGCCGTCGTCGGCCACCAGCGGCTGTACCCGGTTCGGATCGAGCACATGCAGCGCGGTCACCACCTGACGATTGTCGCGCACCTTGAGGACATAGGTATTGCCGCGCGCCAGTTTCGAAAGCATCCACGATTCGTAGAACTGATTATGAGTCTGATAGTCGTTCGGCCGCCGCAGTACCGGGCTGTATGCCGGATTGGTGGTCTCCGACCAGATGTTGTTGCTATCCTTTTCAGCGAGCTTGACGCGCAGCTTGGCGATATCGCGGGCGATCAGCGTCTTGCAGGCGAAGTCGGCATGAAACGATGCCGCGGTATCAACATTGATCTCAAGATTGCGCTGCCAGGCGCCGGCGAACGGCTCGCGGATGATCGGATACCAGCCGCCGCGGCCTTCCGGGACCGAGGCCAGCGCCTTGCGCTTTTCGCCGGTGAACGGAATCGGCAGACCGAAAATGCGCATCAGGGTTTTGCCTGCGCAATCTCATGCTGCAACCGAGGCACGCCCCAGCGCCCGTCGACATCGATGCCAAGCTGCGTGGCTTCCATGCGCAGGCTGTCGATGTCGTTGGCCGGCTCGGGCTCAACAGATGGCGGTTCGACCTCGGCATAGACTTGTTCAGCCGCCGCGAGCACATCCGCAACGACCTCGGCCTTGGCTTCCGGCACGCGAACTGGCTTGTCGGCAAATCGCGCCTTCTTGCTCGCGACCAGCGCGATCGCGTGCCTGGGCGGCACCTCGTATTCCTCGCCGGCGGTCAAGTGCCGGGTGCCGTACTTGTGCGGCTTGATCGCCGTCAAGGAGCGCATTTTCATCGGCATTCACTCCGGGAAAAACGGGGGCGGGCGAGGAGGACGAATTCCCGCCCCCGAGGTGGCGAAGAAGTTAAGCGGTGTGGACCGGGCCGCCCCAATCAGCACTCGTCAGATACGCAACCGACTGCGCCCGGCCGCGCATCCAATTGATGATTCGCTCGGCGCGAATCGCGACGGTGTTCGTTTGGAACATGCTGACTAGCGATGTGCTGCCAGTCGGCGTGCCCGAGTTGTGCGCCGGCGCGTCCGACATTTCGAGCGAGGCCTCGCGGCTGGCATCGATCGCGATCTCGCCGTCATCCGCCACGAAGATGTCCGAGGCATTGACCAGGACGACGATATTCATCGCCTTGGTGATGTAATCGCTGGCGATCACCGGCATGCCGTTGAGCACGCCGCCGGTCATCGACATGCCGGCGAACTCGGGCTGGCCAAGCGGATTGGTCATCATCGCCAACGCCACCGCGTTGTTCGATGACATGATCCACACGCCACTCGAGATCGGATTATTGGCCGCGCTGAACTTGGCGTAGAGCGACCGGATATCGAGCCGGATGGCATCGGAATCATCGCCCGACGATACAATCGTCGCGGCACCGTTGGTGATCGAGGCCGGCGAGACACCCGCCACCGCGATCTTCGCTGGATCGATGAAATCGATGTCGAGACGTTCCCGCAACGCCGCCGCCAGACTATCGCGAACGATCAGGTCCGACTTCGGGTTGCTGAACCGGATCGACTCTTCGGTCAGCGCGCAGATATTGGCGACTTTGGTCGGTGGAAGTGTCGTGCGCGCGAAGTTCAGCGAGGTTAGCGGCTTGGCCTTGCCTTCACCAACCCAGTAACCGGCACCGCCACCGGTCTGCGTGACGATCGGCGTGTTGAACATCACCGAGCGCAGCGCCGGAACACCGCCGGTGCCGAAACGACCGAGAATGGTCATCGGGCGAAGGTACTCCAGGAAAGCGGCGACCGCATTGGTGTCCGCGCCAACCAGGTTGGCCGCCCAGTTGCCGCTGATCGTGGTGCCGGCCGGCACATTGGCTTTGAACTCGCCGACGACGGCGCTATCCGGGCCATACATTTCCGCAGCGATGTCGACGGCGGGGCGAAACACCTTTTGCGACAGCGCCAGGCATTTGACCTTCTGGGCAAATACCTGGCCGGGCTCCAGCTTCGGCTGCGGCTTGACGATGATCGAGCCGCCGCGCGACGCAGCGCCGTCATGCTGCGTCTCGGCCTTGATGACCGGCTTGGCGGCGAACGCCTTGGCCTGCTCGATCTTGCGCAGCCGCACCAGATCCTTGTCCAGGGCTTCGACTTCGCCCGACAGCGTATCGAACTCGTCCTGCTCGCCCGCATCCGAGGTACGATCCTCGTCGAGACTCTTCTGCATCACGGCTTCCATGCGCGCCGCACTGGCGGATCGCTTGGCTTCCAAGGCAGTAATCTGTTCAGCAATGGTTTTCATGGCGCCCTCCAGGGCAGCAGACTTCGGTTGCGATGATCCCGAGGCGCCGGGCGGGTTGAGATGAACGACACGATGCAGCACTCGCTGGCCGGACGCGGCCCGCTGCGCAGTGTCGATCGATTTGATGGTCTGGATGCTGGCTTCGGCATTCGCCGGAATCGTCACCGCCGACAATTCCAGCCACAGCCATTTGATGAAGCGAACGCCGTCAGTCTCGTCGATGAATGCATGCTCGATCGGCTTGAACCCGATCGAGAGACCGGACACGAGACCGATCTTGATCGTTTGCCAGGCTTCGTCGAGCCGATCCTTGAGCCGCCCTGGCTCGGCAATGCGCGCCATCTTGGCGACGATCTCGATGCCGGCCTTGGTGACCTTGGCGCGGGTGACGTGGCCGACCGGCTCGCGCGAGTCGTGTTGCCACAGCAAAGGCAGCGGCAGCTTGAACTGCGCGCCGTCGGGCTCGACCACATCCTGCAGCCGATCCGGCGTCGGCGTCGTCGCCATGCCGGTGATGATGCGCGCGTCCTCGTCGACCCCCTTGATTTCAAGGAGGCAAAAAGCCCGGTTGAGCATGATGGTTAGTCCTTCAGGCGAAAAACAGTCGGACTTCCGGCCGCTTCTGCGGCGTCGGATTGAGTGCCAGCAATGCCGCGGCATTGAACAGCGCCATCAGCGCGTCGATCTTGCCGTAGCCGGAATCGTCTCGGGCGATGCGCATTCCGGTTGGCGTCGGCACGATCCGCGCATTGCCGGCGCACCAGGTCATCAGCGCCTGGCCGCCGTGCTTGAAGCTGCCGTCGACGAGCTTGCGCTCGACCGTCTTGATCGCGCCCATCAGCGAGATGCCCTGGCGCACGCCGACCAGGAGCTTGTCTTCCTGGGTGACGCCGATCTTGGCCAGCGCATCGACGATGCCGCCGATGCCGATGGCGTCGACACCGACGCCGGCGAGCTTCTTCGTGTTCTTCACCTTCTCGACGATGTCGGTGACAAAACTAATATCGTCGGGTAATTCCTCGACCACGGTTAAGTCGCCGTCGGCCTGAAACCTTTCATAAAACCCGGTATTAGCTTTGCGCCGCTCGAGCCCTTCCGGCGAAATCAGCGCGTGCGTCCACGCGAGATGCGTCTTGGTGTCCTTCTCGCGTCCGACCACGGCAATGCCGAGCAGATCGTCAAGCCCGCCACCGTCGATGCCGACGACCACCGCCTCCGAGCGCGCAAGCACACTATCGAGCGATAGCCCCTCTTCGACCCCGCGGTTCCAGTGATTGGCGCCGGCCCAGCCATCCGCACGTAACGACATCCCGATTTGAACGTTGAAATGCTGGGAGGCGATCAGCGCGACCGCCGCCGGACCATCGGCCTCGGCCCGCACGATCTCGCGCGCTAGAAAGTCCTCGTTGGTCGAGCGCCCGAGATTGGGATTGACTAGCGGCCAGTAGCGCCGCTCCTTCCAGCCGCCCTCGCGCGCCAGCCGATCCGGCAACTCGTACAGCACCGGCAGCAAAGGCATGCCGCGGATCTTGCCGTCGCGCACCGAGCGCGCCATCGCCAACTCGGAAGCGAACACCCCGGACGGTGTCTGCTTGCTCTGCGTTGTGGTCTGAAACAGAAACCCGTCCGGCCGCTTGGTCAGCGCACCGCGCAGTTCGACGAAAATCTCCGCTGCGTTACTTTTTTTCGCAAAGACATGGGTCTCGTCGATCATCGTCCCGGTCGCTTTTGACCCAGTAATCACATCGGTATCAGCCGCCTTGATCTGCAGCGTCGCGCCCGTCTGCCGGTGCGTGATCTTCCGAATATGATCCTGCACGTGCATGATTTTCGAGAGTTCGGGATCGAGCCGGATCGTGCCCTTCGCCTGCTTGTAGGCGATCGCCGCGATCTCCATGGTCGGGGCGATGAACAGGAACTCGGCCTCGGGCCGCGGATTGCAGATCAGCGCCGTCACCATGACCGCGCCGCCATTGGTCGACTTGCTGTTGCCCTTCGGGATGAGCTGGAACACCTCGCTGATGTGCCGGACGTTGGTGGTCCGGTCGTAGCTCCCGAACAGGGCCGCCACGATCGGATAGAACCACTCCCCGCAGACCTCCCCCAGCCGCGGCGTGCCGATCACGTCCGGTAGCCTTAACCTTTTAAAGCAGCGCAGCGCCTTGGCCGCCTCGCCCTCGTACAGCGGCAGTTCCGGGACCAGGCTGCGGCCCTCCAGGATGCGCTCCTCCCAGTCCAGGCATCTCGTATCCCAGTCCTCGACCTCCCGTAGGATGCCCCCAGGAGCCCCAGGGAGGGCCGCTGGTGCGTCTTCCGGGCCGGGGGCTACCTGACTAAGGGGTGGCAGGAAATCCAGCATCTCAATTAATCTGATTAACCTCTAATTAACCTGATTAACCTCAAGGTCGTCGGCCCACTCTGTATTCGCCCCACCGGCCGAGGCCGCCGCCTGTTGCAACTGCTCCTTGCGGCCAATCGGCGCCTCGTCCCACGGTTTCGGCTCGACCCAATGCGCCCGAACCTTGAGCCAGAAAATGCAGGCCGTGACCGCGCCCTGGCCGCTGCCCATCGCTTTCTGGTAGAGGCTCTGCGCCACCTGCGAATTCGCCTTGATGTGGCCGGTCTCCAGTTCGTACGAATACCACTTGCGCAGTGTCGGCGCCGAAATGCCGAGCACGCGCGCAATGTCCAGTTCCGGCACGCCATAACCCGCCATCGACTCGACGGTCTTGCGATCCTTCTCGCTCGGTTCGTGCGGAGGTCTGCCAGCAGCACTCATCTTTTGGTTTTCCTGTTAGGGTCGGATTGATGAAAGCGCTCTCAATTCGCCAGCCGTGGGCACATCTGATCGTCAAAGGCATCAAGCGCGTCGAAAATCGCGACTGGAGTACGTTGCACCGCGGCCCGCTCTTGATCCATGCCGCACAGCAGCTCTGGCAGAAAGATTCGATCGAGCAGATCGAGCGGCGTTATCGCGTGCGCATTCCGGCCGAGCTTTTCGTCGGCGCGATCATCGGGCGCGTCGATCTCGTCGATGTGGTCACGCGCTCCGACGATCCCTTTTTTTACGGCCCGTTCGGGTTCGTGCTCGCCAATGCCTGCGAGTTGCAACCCGTCAGCATGCCCGGTCGCCAAAAGATTTTCGACGTACCGGACTACTGAATTAGCGCGCGCGCTTCCTCCCGCGACGCTGCAGCCGGCCCCGCATATTCGAACACCGCGCAGGGACGCGAACCCATCTTCGACATGCCGCTGACCTGAACTCCGATCGAGGAATTCCTGCCGACTCTGGTCGAATATGTGCCCGGTCGCTTGGTCATCGCCCAATGCGGCGAGCGATCAGCGGAACGAATGAACGCGGGATGTGCCGGGTACAGATGCAAGCGATTGCCCAGCGTCTTGTAGGCCGCGCCCAGCGTGTCGAACAGTACGAACGCCAACCCCATGCCCTGATAATCCGGCAGCGTCACACCGCGCGAAAGCCCCTTGATGTCGTCGACCTTGGCATGCGGTCGATGCAGCACGCCCGCGAAGCTCGCCGGCACGCCTTCGACGAACAGCACGAAGCAGGCAGCGCCACGGTGCAACTCGTCGGTCAGATAGTGAAACGGAGCGAAAAGTTTCCACGCCGAATAATCGACGCGCGATATCTCGACATTGAGCGCTGGTCGTCGTTGAACCGATCTCCATTGAAACGTCATCGTCGCTGGCTCAAGCATCCAATCAGGCTGCAGCCATTCGATCACGTCGTAATGGCACGTCGCCGCGACGAACTGTCGATCGGCCTGGCGGCGAATATATTTCTGCACCGCGTGCGCGCCGATCTGCGCAACCTGCCGATCGACGACCGAGGTGAACTCATCCACCGCGATCAGCTTGTCGCCCTCGAGCAGTTGCCGCGCCATCTCGACACGAAAGCGCTCGCCGGTGGAGAGCACGCCGAACGGTTTCATCCAACTCGGAATGGTGTTGAACCCGACCGCCTGGCAAATGCTCGCAATGTCCTCGATCGAATAGCTCGATCCGAAGTCGTCGATCACCGAATCGGCGTTCCACTGCAGACGAACGGGCTCGCCGAACAACTGCCGCAACAGCGTCGACTTGCCCGACCCCGAGGGGCCGATCAGCAAGCCGATCTGCCACGGTCGCTCGTCGATCGGGATCTCGCCGCGCCATTCGTGCCGCAGTTTTTCACGTGCAGGCACATCGAACATGCCGGACAACTGCTTGACCCGCGGCGTCGATCGCAACTTCGTTTCGACTACGTGATCAACGCTTCGCATCGCAACCCTTCGCTTTCGAGACGCACAAGCAATTCGGTTTGCTGTATCTCATCCGAGCAACGAATCACGACCGAATACTGAATGCCGCTCAATTGCGGACTGACATCGGGCATTGCGCGTTCGGGCTCATCGTCAAATCCCATCAACGCGATGTTAAAATCGAGCTCTTTCAACTCGCTCAATTCGAGCCGCAGCAGCTCCGGGTTCCAACCCGCATTCAGCCCAAGTTGATTGTCGGCCAGAACATACGCGCGCTTCTGCGCCTCACTCCAGCCGCGTGCTAACATCACCGGCACCTCGTCGAGACCCAGTTGCCTCCCCGCCAGCACTCGACAATGACCCGCGATGATCCCACCGTCCTCCCCCACCAGAACAGGGTTCGTCCAACCCCACTCCCGGATCGACGCCGCAACTTGCTCAATCTGCTCGTCGCTGTGCGTTCGCGCGTTGCGCGCATACGGAACCAGCCGCTCGATCGGC